GGCCAAAAAGAAGCCCACCAAAGCCCAGAAGAAGGTGGAAAAAGTAATGTCCGAGTACAAATCGGGCAGTCTTAAGTCCAGCTCGGGCAAAAAAGTAGCCAGCCGCAAGCAAGCAATCGCCATTGCCCTATCCGAAGCCGGCATGTCCCGCAAAAAGAGGAAAAAGTAATGGCAAAACGCGGCCTCTACAGCAACATCCAAGCCAAACGCAAGCGCATCGCGGCTGGCTCGGGCGAAAAGATGCGCAAACCCGGCACTAAGGGCGCCCCAACCGCCGCCGCCTTCCGTGCCGCCGCCAAAACCGCCAAAAAACGGAGGAAATAGCCATGGCCGCCGTCGCTAACACCGTCATCGACCGCTTCACCAACATCGTCGAATACACCGGCGCCACCATGACCGCCGTCGACGACTGGATGGAAGTCAACGCCCACTCGGGCAGCTACACCTTCGCCGCCAGCATAACGGGCGGCGCCAACTTCCAACTCGCCCTCGAAGCCAGCTTCAACGGCAACGGCAACTGGTTCACCATTGACACCAGCAAAACCATCAACTCCAACGGCCAATACGTCTACTTCTACGACGGCAAAGTTGCTTCCAAAATCCGTATGCGCATCGCCTCCATCAGCTCTGGCACCCCTTCAATCGCGCCACACATTGCAGTGGCATACCACGGCTAATGATCGAAACTATTAGCGGAAGTTGCATCCACGTCGAAATAGACGGCGAAGAAGGCACAACTTCCGCCACATTTATCTTCACCACCCCCACCGAACCCGCAATCCTCGGCTGCTTCGTCTCCAAGCTGGCACAAGGCATCGAGGTACTGATCCCCATCGAAGAGATGGACGAGGAAGACGACGAATAACCTGCCAAAATAAGTACAAAGTAGGAGTCAAGCCGTGGTCTACAGCGCCAATATCCCCCCAACTGGAGCTGTAGTCAGCGAATCCCCCTTCGTTCGCAGCCTCGACGTCATCGGCATGATGCCCGACTGGAGCGTCATGGCCGCCGTCACCAACGGCACCAACTACATCCGGGATATGTCAGAGACATATCTTCCCCAAGAACCCCGCGAAGACGACGACGCCTACCAAACCCGCGTCGACCGCAGCGTCCTCAGCCCCTACACCAGCCGCCTAATCGAAACCGCCGCCGGCGCCATCCTCCGCAAACCCATCCACATCGAAGGCGACCCCTACTGGCTGGAGCTTTCCCAAAACATCGACGGCATCGGCTCCAACATCAACGAGTACGCACGCCGCGCACTGGTAAGCAGCCTCACCTACGGCCACAGCGCAATCCTGGTGGACTACCCCGCTGCCATGGGCGCCCGAAACCTCGCCGAGGAACGCGCCCAAGGCCGCCGCCCCTACTTCGTCCACATCGACGCCCCCCAAATCTGGGGCTGGCGCAAAGAACCCGTCACCAACCGTCTCCTCCAAGTCCGCATCCACGACTACGACGTCCGCCCCCTCAACGAATTCGGCGAAGAACAAGTCGAGGAAATGCGCGTCATCTACCCAGGCCGCTACGACCTCTACACACTGGGACGCAGCACCGAAACCGTCGAACTCACCGAAACCGGCGGCTACAGCCTTGACGAAATCCCCCTCGTCCCCATCTACAGCAACCGCCGTGGCGCGTTGATCTCCCAACCCCCACTCCTCGACATCGCCAACCTCAACATCACCCACTACCAACGCCAAGCCGACCTAATCCACGCCCTCCACATCGCCGCCATGCCCACCCTCGTCCTAGAGGGCTGGGACGACACCACCGGCAGCGCAACGATGGGCGTCAACTACGCCATCGCCATGCAACCCGGCAACAAGGCGTACTACGTCCAAGCCGACGCCACCAGCTTCGACGCCCAAATGGCCGAACTCCAGTCGCTGGAGCAACAAATGTCGACCCTCGGCGTCACCAAACTTTTCGGCCAAAAGTTCGTCGCCGAATCCGCCGAGGCCAAACGCATCGACCAAGCCCAATCCAACAGCGTCCTCTCCATCATCAGCCAAGAGCTGGAGAGCGCCCTCAACCAGGCCTTCGCATTCGCCTCCCAATACGTCGGAATCGAAGCCCCCGAAATCACCATCGACCGCGACTTCGACTACTACCGCCTAATCGGCCAAGACATCTCCGTGCTGGCCCAACTCAACGACATGGGCAAGATCAGCGACGCCATGCTGCTGGAAGTCCTGCGTCGCGGCGAAATCCTCCCCGACAACATCAACGTCGAAGACGAACTGGAAGCCGCCGGCAAACCCGCCACCGCCATCCTCGAACCCGCCGAAACCCCCGAAGAAGAGGACTCCCCCGAGGAAATGACCCCCAACCGCGTTGACCGCCTGATCGAACTCCTCTCCCGCTGATGGCCACCCCAACCGAGCAACTAACGCTCGCCCAAGTCACCGCCCTGGTGCGCCTAACCCAGCGCGTCGACGCTCTCAACACGATCCACTCCGGCATTGGCACCCCCAGCCCCACCAAAGGCACCCCCGGCGACTGGTACATCGACACCGACACCCTCACCCTTTACGGCCCCAAAACCTCCGACGGCTGGGGCGACGGCACTGAACTCGCCACCCGCACTCAACTAAGTGGACTAACCGTCGGCGGCAACCTTGGCGGCACTGGCGGCAGCGGTGAAGCCGCCACAATCGCCGTTGGCACCGTCACCACAGGCGACCCGGGCACCAGCGCCTCCATCACCAACGTCGGCACCAGCAGTGCCGCCATCTTCGACTTTGTAATCCCCCGAGGCAACACCGGCACCACAGGCGCAACCGGCGCGACTGGCGCCACCGGCCCTCAAGGCGAAACCGGACCTGCCGGTGCCACCGGTCCTCAAGGCCCCCAAGGCGAAACCGGTCCCCAAGGCATCCAAGGTATTCAAGGTATCCAAGGTGAACCCGGCCCCCAAGGCGAGCAAGGCATCCAAGGCGAAACCGGCCCTACTGGAGCAACCGGCCCCCAAGGCCCTCAAGGCGACCCCGGCCCCCAAGGCACGGCCGGCACAGCCGCCACCATCACCATTGGCGCCGTCACCACCGGCTCCGCTGGCACCAACGTTTCAGTCACAAACAGCGGAACCAGCACCGCCGCCACCCTTAACTTCACCATCCCCCGTGGCGACACTGGTGCCCAAGGCGACCCCGGTCCAGGCCTTCCATCCGGCGGCACCACCAACCAAGCCGCCGTCAAAGCCAGCTCTACAGACTACGACACTACATGGGTGAACATCGTTCGAAGTGTTACATCCGGCATCACTGGAGCCACATCCATAAGTAACACAGTAAAAATCAGTCAAGCCAACTACGACGCCCTCCCTACAAAGGACGCCGACACCCTCTACATCATCGTCTAATGCCCGCATACATCGGCACCACCTCTTTGTCCGCCCTTTATCTCGGCTCCACCCGCATAACAAAAGCTTACCTTGGCACTACTCTCCTATTCGACGAAACCTACATAACCACCCAAAATCAAGACCCCATCTCAACTCAAACTGGAGCGCTCTTCATCACGCAACCCTCCACTCCTTTAGCTGTGTAGCAATTTAGTTGTAGGATACAAACGTCCAAGTAGTACATCACCGTGCCCGAAGAACAGCAAGCAACACAAGCTCCTGTGGAGCCTGTTGCCCCTCAACCTGTGGTTGAAAGCTCCGATCTGGCCGCCCAACTCGAAGCCCTCCGCGCAAAGAACCAGGAACTAATCGCCGAGCGCCGCAAGGACCGCGAAAACCGCGAAAACCTGCAGAAACAACTCGACGAAATCCGCATCGCCCAAGAGCAAGCCAAAACCGCCAAACTTGCCGAATCCGGCGAATACAGAACTCTCTGGGAAGAAGCGCAAAACACTGTTGCCGAACTCAAGCAACAGCTGTCCGCAAAAGAAGCCGAAGTCGACCAAATCCGCCAAGGCTTCACTCAAGAACAAATCAAATCTGCGGCCATCGCCCAACTATCCCAGGCTGGTGCATTGGCACCCGATCAGCTGTATCGTCTATTGCAGGAGAACCTACGTGCCAAGGACGGTCAGCCTGTGGCTGTTGTCGGCGGCATCGAAGTTCCAGTTGGTGAATACATCACCAACTTGAAAAACCCCGGCAGCGGTTACGAGCATCATTTTGCAGCTACGAACCGCGCCGGCATGGGTGTCACGGGTAGTGCCCGCGCCACCGCCCTTCCCGGCCAAAGCAACCCTTGGTCTAAGGACGGCTGGAACGTCACCGAACAAATGGTGATGCTCTCCACCGACCCCGACAAGGCCCGTCTACTACGAGCAGAGGCCGGCATCTAGCCCCTGTGGGGCACCTCCCCAAACCTGACTCCACTGGAGCTACCCAATGTCTGCTTCTAACAGCAACTTCGGGGGAACTTTTCTCTCGAACCTCGTAACCCGCCCCGAATTCCTTCAGTACACCGCTGAAGGCATTTTCGAGCAATCGAAGTGGGTGCAAAGCGGCATCATCCAGCGCAACGCTGCCCTTGACGCCCGTGCCGGCGGCACCCGCGTGCGCGTGCCCTTCTTCGACCCCATCGCCCCCACCGAAACCCAGATCCTCTCCACCTCCAGCTGGAACGGTGGCCTGGGTTATCTGACCGCCCAGAACGTCACTGCCGACGAGCAGATCATGACGATTCTGCACCGTGGTTTCGCCTACGCCGCAGACGACCTCTCGAAACTCGGCTCGGGTGCCGATCCACTGGCCCACGTCCGCAACCAGCTGACCGCCGCCATCAACAAGCTGAAGACCGCCACCCTGGCAGCCCAACTGCTTGGTCTTTTCGGCGGCATCAGCGGCGCCGGCGTGCTTGGCGCCAACCAGACCAACAAAACGTTTGCTGGTGTGCCCGGTTCGATGACCGAGGCCAACTTCATCAACGTGGCCAACGTGGTGGCCGCCAAGGCGAAGCTGGGTGAGCGCGGCGACGAACTCGACGCCATCGCCATGCACTCCAACGTGGCGTACTACCTGCAGCAAGTCGGGATGCTGACCTTCAGCACCTCTGCTTTGGCTGCTTCTGGCGCCATCGTCTGGGGCGGCGGCGGTGTGGGCGTGACCCAACCCGAGGTCGCAACCTTTGCCGGTTTGCGCGTCGTGATCGACGACCAGCTGACCTACCTGGCCGGCGGTACTGCCACCCACGCGGTGAAGTATCCGGTCTACCTGTTCAAGTCTGGCGTTGTCAGCGAGGGCATCCAGCAGGATCTGCGCCTTGGTGCAGACCGCAACATCCTGTCCATGCAGGACATCCTGGCCGTCGACTACCACTACGGTTACCACGTGACCGGCACCAAGTGGAACGTGGCCGGCGACAACCCGACCAACGCTGCCACCACCGGCAACCTGGCCGACACCGCTTCCTGGAGCCTGGTGTTCAGTGCTGCCAAGCAAGTGCCCCTGTGCCGCCTGCTTGTCAACACCCCCTTCGACACCACCGCATACTGATCTTCAGTACGCACCAAAAAGGCCCCCACACCGGGGGCCTTTTCTTTTATCTACTCAACCCTCAATCTCACCAACCCTGATTTTCTCCTGATACTCAAAAATCTCAGGCGCCCTACCCACCATCTTGTACGAGTGGGTCAGCAGCTCCCGAAACACATGCGGGCTAACCGCCAACTCCTGCTGGATCGACTCGGCATCTTCACCGGCAGCAAATTTTGCACGAATCGCCTCAGCAACCACCTCAAGCGACCGCACCTTTGCCCCTGGAGCAGCGGAAACCGCAGGCGTTTCTACACTGACCTCAGCGTTGGCAGCTTTGCGAGCAGGCATGGGAATCGTCCGTCTTTTCGTACTACATGATAAATCGCGTTCCGTTGTTGACGTCCCCTACGGCCAACATCTCGAAGCCCAAGCCGAATTAGAGATGCAAGGCGCCGAGGTTTACCACGCTGCTCTCCTCAGTTCTCCACCCAAATCAAGGAATTTCAGGACTGGCGCTAGACTCAAACAAAGGATGTATTAAGCCGTGGCCGCTGTCATCGACGCCACTTTGAGTGGAGCTTCGGCGAACAGCTACGTCACGCTGGCCGCTGCCAACACCTATTTCGAGACGGTCCCCGATAGCAGCACCTGGACCAGCAAAACCGACGACCAAAAGAACCGCGCCCTCATCTCCGCCACCCGCTGGATCGACGCCCTTAGCTTCTACGGCGACCGCTGCACCACCACCCAAGCCCTCAAGTGGCCCCGTGACGAATACACCGTCGACGGCATCGACCTCGCCTGCACGCTAATCCCCGAGCCCGTCAAGGTCGCCACCTACGAGCTGGCCCGCGCCCTCGCCAACGACACCGACGCCATCACCGGCACCACCGGCACCACGGGCATCTACGACGAAGTGGAACTCGGCGAACTCAAGGTCAAATACAACAAAACCAGCCAAACCAGCGGCGTCATCAACAACGTCTTCGACGTCTACCCCTGGCTGCAGTCCTACCTCGGCCCCTACTGCATGGGCGGCGCCGCCAACTACGCCGTCCGTCTATTCCGAGGTTGACATGGGCCTCATCGACGACGTCTTCGCCCCAATCCCCACCTCAGTCCTTGCCGACTGGGGCCAAACCATCACCTACATCAAAACCACCACACCCCGCACCTACGACCCCACCACCGGCAACGTCACTGGGGCCGACACCAACGTCACCCTCAAAGCCGTTATCACCCGTCTAACCCCCCGCGAATCCGAGGGTCTGTACCAAACCACCGACCTCAAGGTCATCATCGGCACCAGCGAGCTTGGCTCGTACTACCCCACCGAGGCCGACCGCATCCAGTACACCCAGGATGGCGCCACCCGCGAGGCCAAAATCATCGCCATCACCAGCTATCGCGGCGACAATCCCGTCATGCACGTCCTCATAGCGAGACCCCAATAATGGCTAAACGCGACATCAAATTCTTAGTAAACGACATTAAAGCGGCAACAGTTGAAGCCGCACGAAACGCCGCTGTCGACATAATGAACAGCTTGGCCGAACGCGGCCCCGCATGGACAGGTAAATACTCTTCTGCTTGGTACGCCTTAGAGGATGGCGCCGCCCCTGGAGGAGCACGCAGTGAGGGCAAAATCTATACGTACAACCTGCGAAATGTCCCAGCGACACGTTTTAAGGCCGGCACGCTGTATCGCATAGTCAACGGTATGCCTTACGCAGATCAAGCCCAAGATCTAGTCGAATTTGATCCTCCCGAAGAGAAAGTTCGCAGGGGCACGATTGCTCCTGATCGCCTCATCTACGGCACTCGCCCCGAAGGCGGAAAACGAGGTGAAGTCCGTGGTGGCGGCAGCCAAAACCGCAGCACCGCACCACTGGACTGGTACGTCACGTACATCAACGGCGGCGCACTACAAAAAGACCTCGGTACTGGAACCCGTCGAGGCTTTGGTACTTACACACCTAAAGGTTTCGGCTGATGAACTACCAAGCAATCCGCGCCGCCGTCGAAAACCCTCTGCTTAGCGCGTTTGGCGCATTATCTCCAGCAGTCCCTGTCTATTTTGACAACATCACTGCCGTTCCACCAAATACAACAACGGAATACGTCCGCGTCAATGTTACTTTCGGCATTACCAACGAACCCACGCTTACCAGCAGCGTGGACAACGCCCGTGGAGCGATTGTTATCCGCATTTTTACGGAAAAAGGCCGTGGTCCTGCCCGCAACCAAACCTTGCTAACAACCGCCGTCAACGTGCTGGAAACCCTAAACAATGGCACTAAGGGAACAGCCGGCGTTTACTTTAAAGTCGGTGAAGTCAACGGCCCCACATTCTCTGCAACAGAAGAGTCTCCCCACTTCATGGGACGAATTGACACTTCCTACGTCGCAACTGTGCTGTCGTAGGAAATGTATTTGATGGGCGCTAACCTGTATTAAGCCGGGCAGTGCCCGCCCACAACGTCGTCTTTGGTAAGCCAATGGCCACCACCGTACTGTCCGGCACGTCCGGCGCTCTCTACTACAAGCCCGCTGGCACCACCGGAACTTTCGGTGAGTCTGGCGTGAACACCGGAACCGACACCATCACCGTCGAGACCTACCTGAACTTCAAGGTTGGCGATCCGGTGAAATTCTCCGTCGTGAACAGCCAAACCGGCGGTTCCGGTAGCGGCACCCTTCCTGCCGGCATCACCGGCGGCACCACCTACTACGTGATCGGCTACACCGCTGCCACTGGTGCTCTCCAAGTGTCCGCCACTGCCGGTGGCGCTGCTCTGGACATCACCGACGACGGCACCGTCGCCGCTCCCAACGAGTTCCAAGTCGCTTACGCCGATTTCGCCGTTGTCGGCCAAGTCCGCGACTGGAGCTTCGAGATCAGCCGCGCCGAGATCGACGTCACCACGATCGGTCAAACCCCCGGCCAATACGTGCCTTTCCGCAGCTACATCTCTGGCTTCGGCGACGGCAGCGGCACCGCCACTGTCTACATGACCAACGAAGACGCCGCCCTCTCCAACCGCATGGTGGAAGACGTGCTCCAGCGCCAGCAAAACGGCGCCGCCTTCAAGCTGTACACCGATCGCGTGTTCAGCGGTGGCACCCTCAGCGAAAGCCTGAGCCGCTCCATCGCCTTTGATGCAGTGCTGACTTCCGCCAGCTTGAACATCAACCCCGACGACGCCCAATCGGTGACCGTCAACTTCCGCCCTGCAGGCACCCCCACCTTCGACTTCAGCAAATCCGCCTGATAACCTGCCTCTTGTGTGGGACACCCCGGCTTCACCGCCGGGGTTTTTTATTGCTTCTATTCCGCTACAGTAGTAGAAGAACACATCTCGTTCATGCCCGTTCCAGTCCGCGCCATTGACCGCCTCAAAAAAGCGGCCAACTTGGAGCCAGTCAAAAAATCTGTCGAACTTTCCGACGGCACTGTTTTTGAAATGTGGGTGGCACCCCTGACGATGGCCGAGCGCGAACGCGCCCAAAAGCAGGCCAAGTCCGACGACGCCAACGCCTTCGCCCTCCAACTGCTGATCGCCAAAGCCCTGGACGAAAACGGCACCAAGCTTTTTAGCGCCGGCGAAATCGACGTCCTCAAAAACGAAGTCAAAGACAAGGACCTCCAAGCATTGATGCTGGCAATCCTCACCGACGACGGCGAGCCCATCGACCCCAAGAACTAGCCAAGGAGCTTCGCCAGGACAACTGGCTCATGCTCCAGTTCGGCGTCGCCAAGGAACTGGGACTAAGCCTCGGCGAAGTCCGCACCACAATGACCGCCGAAGAACTCCTTGGCTGGAGCGCCTACTTCTCGATCCTGAACGAGGACCAGCAAAAGGAAATCGAAAAGGCCAAACGCCGCCGCTAACCCCGGCGGCTCTTTTGCGTTGGCCCTACACTACTGAGAAGAGTCGTTGAGCGTTTTGGCCCAGTACAACGCCGATATTCTGCTCAACGTTAAGTACAACGAGCGCAGCCTCGATCGTGTCGCCGCAACGGTAGCTCGCGTACAGACGCTAGCAAAACAGCTAAAACCTATAAATCTATTAAAACCAGGAGCTGGAGCTGGGGCCGATCAAGTTGCACTCGCACTCGACAAAATTTTAACCCGTGCTAAAGCTATAAACAAAGAAGGTACGAGACAAATAAGTGCTACATACGCCGGAGCAGCTCAAACTGCTGATGTATTTGCAGAAGCATTACGCAACGTAAATATCCAGATAAGAAATGGAACCGTAAGTCTGCAGAATCAAGGCCAAGAAGTTCAAGATTTAGCCGGGGCCTATGCACAGGCCGCAGCAAAAGCGGAAATTTTGGGAGAAAGGTACGAAACTATAATCCGACTGGCGCGTCAGCAAGCAGGCCTTCAGATTGGTCCTGCCACACAGCTTGGCACCGTAGAAGCAGATTCGGCGGCAGCCGCCGCACGTACACAAGCAACATATCAAGCTCAGATAAATAAAAATTTAAGTACAGACATTATGTACCAACGAATGAAGTTAAATTTACTTTTGAATCAAAGTGAAGCACTTCTGAATCAAGATTCAATCGTATCTCGCCTAGCCAAAAAAGCAGCTCAATACGGTGGCGCAGGAAAGTTTGCAGAAAACTTAGCGTTAGGCGTCGGCTTCCCACTTCTTTTTGGAGGAGGTGCAGGTAGTGTCGCTGGTTCTGCCCTTGGCTCATTCTTCGGTAAAGGCTTTGGAGGTCAAATTCTTGGAGGCGCCATCGGCGCACAGCTGGACGCAGCAGTACAAAAGGCCGTAGATCTCGGAAACGCTGTACGAAATATTGATCTAGAAAAACTACAAGAACTTGGCATAAATATAACGCAAAACCTCAGCGATCAAGTAGCGCTGTACAAACAAATAGGCGATCAGGTAGCCGCGCAGGCAGTAGTTGCTAACGAGGTAGCAATACAAACAGGCGTATTTGCCGACGCTCAACAAGACATTGCTAATTCCGGTAATTTACTAAACGCCACCTGGAACAACTTTACAGCTACCATTAGCTACAGTGTCAGTTTACTAGCTTTACCGTTTACAACTGCTCTTACTGGAGCACTTGCTATTGTAAACGGAATTCTTAAAACTTTTAACTTTGTTGTATCTGGAGTTGGTGCAGGCATAAAAGGTGCCACTGCAATGGCAATCGAGTTTGTCGCCGGGAAAGACGCCCTCGAAAATATGAATGCGTGGATGTCTTTATTTAATGGTGAATTAGACGACGCTGTATCAAAAACGCAAGAACTTATCAGCGCACTAAACACACGGGTAGATTTAGCCGGAGTCGACCTACAATTAGCACGGGCAACAACGACAGGAGGCACAACAGCCAAAGAATTATCCAATATTCAAGCCGAAAAAACCGCCGAGCTGGAGCGTAAACGTATTGAATACATTGACAAACAGCGAGAACTTGCCACAAAATTTGCAGGAGCCTCCAAGGAAAGTCGCAACATTGCTTTTGATTTACTTAAACAGGAGTACGAAAGTAACAAAGCACTAATTAAACGAAATGCGCTAAATAAGGAAAACGCAGTCCTGGAGCGCGCCAGTGTTCAGGCTGCTCGTGAACAAGCGCAAGAACAAGAAAAACTAGCGAGAGCGCTGGAAACTTCGAGAAAAGCCGGGCTAGCTCTTCGCAACAACATGGACGAAGAGCTGGGATTGTTGCTCGAAACAGATGAAACGGAGCGCAAAGTCCTTCAAGTCAGTTATGAGTATCTACGAAATCAGGACAGCATAAACGAACTATTGGATGAAAATCAAAAAGCGGTATTGAATGTATACAACAGCGAAATTGCGCTTGCAAAAATTACGCAAATTCGTATGGAAGCTTATGAAAGTATGCTTACTACCGTCCAAGGAATTAGTAATGAACTTGGGCGAAGCGCCTTCCAGGGTACACCGTTTGCCGGGCCTGTACCAAACAACACCGCGTTGGCGTTTGGTACGCAGACATCTTTTGCGCAAGTCTCTCCGATGGAAAAGGCTGCTCTGCAGGCAAAAGAAGATTTGGCCAAGTTACTTGAACCGGCAAACCAAGTAGAAACAGCAGCACGCAGTATTGGCACAGCATTTACCGATTCTTTCTACAGCGTTATTGAAGGCACTGCTACAACACAAGAAGCCTTATCAAACTTGTTCAAAAATATTGCAAACTCGTTCTTTGATATGGCAGCCCAAATAATCACACAGTTACTGGTTATTAAAGCTATTGAAAGCGCCACGAGCATTTTCGGTGGCGGTAGTAAGGCCAAAGGATTTACAGGTGCTGGTCCCGTTGCTTTCCCCTCAAACTTAAATATCGGAGGGTTTGGTGGAGCTTTAGGTTTTAGAGCGGAAGGTGGTCCTGTAACTGCCGGTGCCCCGTACGTTGTCGGCGAACGCGGCCCAGAGTTATTCGTCCCCGGCCGCTCGGGCACCATCGTCCCCAACGACCAGATGAGCGGCAGCAAGGTCGAGGTTGGCTCGATCAACATCTCCGTCGAGAACACGGGCGAATCCCTAAGCGCCCAAGCCCAAAAGCAGATTGCCAACCAAGTCCAAGGTATCGTGATGGCAACCCTGGTAAATGAGCGCCGCAGCGGAGGCGTACTACGATGACCTTCCTGGATCTCGACGACCTCCGCCTCACCTTCGATAGCAAGGTCAAACGCAGCAAGCGCTTCCAGCGCGTGACTTTTGGCGACGGCTACAGCCAAATCCTCGGCGACGGCCTCAATGCCGAGCGCGAAAGCTGGAGCTGCATCACTCCCGTAATGTCCGGGATCGAAGCATTTTCCATAGAGGCCTACTTAAAGCGCTACGCCGACACCGCACTTAACTGGTCACCCCCCGACAGCACAAAAACTTTCAACACTAAATTCACGTCCGGCACCGCAATTTTGGGCTACACAAACATCTCAACTTTGGATCTTGCCGGCTACACCAGGCCATCTAACTACACGGCAAACCTTGCCTCCGGTGTACTTACAAGCGTAACAATTCCAAACAATCTTCGAGTAACCGTTACCCTCACTGAAAGTCCCAAAAAGTATCTACTGCGTGATGGCTGGGAACTCAACTACATCGCGCCTGATCTATACCAAATCACATTTGACCTAGAGCGTTTCTACGCATGACTCAGCAACCTCCTATTGCGCAAACCATAGAAAGTCGACTTCCCGAAGTCGTCGATCTTTTCACGCTCGACATCGCCATCCTCCTGCCCGCTGGATCCAGCGAACAATCTATTTACAGGTTCTGCAACTGGACCCAAGTCAATGGCAATGATGTGGTCTATGACGGCGAGACCTACGTTGCCCTGCCCCTACAGGCAAGTGGCTTTGAGTTGAACACGACCGGCCAACTGGAGCGCCCCAGCATCACCTTTGCCAACGTCGGCTTAGCCATCACCGGACTAACAAACACCTACGAAGATCTCGTTGGTGCAAAGGTGCAGCGCATCCGCACCCTGACGACTTACCTCGACGGACAACCCGCAGCCGACCCCAATGCCTACTGGGGGCCGGACGAATGGGTTGTGGAGCAGAAGTCCAGCGAAAACAAGCTCGGCGTCA